TCAAGATTATTTCCAGTATTATTAATTTGTGTTTGTAAAACTCCACTTGTGCCAGTAATACTAACATTTTCTACATTACCTAGTCCAACATCCGACTTATCGATTGTAACATATCCAACTTTGCCATTAACAGCTATTACTGGTGCGTAATCCTGTTGAACGTCTATATAAACATCCTGCTTGTCAAACTCAACTTGAACTATATCAACTGGTTGAGGCTGCTCATCGTCTATATTAATATAAATATCATCTGACATATTAAATTTCTGTTATATCACTCTCTATTGGAAAGTTTCCTTTTAAATATGTTCGAATTGAAGCGCCAGAAATTAATTGTAAATCATATGAATAATTTCCTGGCATCATGCGCATACAACTTCCAGATTTTGGAAGAAGTGTGACAACATTTCCAGTAATACTCATTGAATTATCCGTTGTAAGCCATTGTACTAAAATAGGTAGATTTTGCCCTTCTCTTACCTGTAAAGCGCCAGCGACTCCACTTAAATTGATACCACTACCAGAACTATTATAAAAACGAAAAATAATAGGCCCGTAAGTGTCTCCACGGTATCCAGTTGGTAAGTTATAAATGGCAGGATTCATACAATTATCCTATAATTACACTTTAAATAACGTGAATAGATAAATTTAATTAATAAGACTTATACCGTCGCACGTATCATTAATGTGGCATTTTCAGTAAGAGTAGTCGAAAATAATAATCCAAAACTGTTTACAGTGCGCCCTGTGATATTATAATTAAATACAGTAGAACCAGTTACGTCTAAGTTTGTGAATATTTTTGGTACTTTAGAGAAACTTCCACCACTGTATGGAATAGTATATTTATTAGTGCCTAATACTAGCCCTGTTTCCCAAACACGATCATTACGAAATGTTACATTCCCAGAAAATTTTACGTTAGTATCGGTATTAAAATTAACGTTAACGCCAGAGTAAAGAACGGTATTAGATACGAAAGTTTTAGTACCACTGATTGTTTGATTTCCAGTGGTATAAACAATGCTCTTATCACCACTTAAAAGGATTCCAGTTCCATTAATTACTGGGCGTACAGGGCTATTAAAAACAATACCGCCATTACTCGTCATTTGTAAATTCTGACATCCGTCATCTTCAGAAAATATAGACTCCACAGTAATATTACCATCCGTTAATTTAAATCCATTACCGCCATTATATAACTGTAAATAAATCCCCGCGTCTACTTGAAATTTCATTAATGAATTAGTTATAGTATCCATTGTTAATTCAAGAACTTTCAAGTCTCCATTATTCTGACTATATGAAGAAATATGACCCATTAAATATTCAGCACCAGGATTATCAATATCATAACCATTAATATTAATATTATTTGAAAATGTTTTTATTCCACTGATTGTCTGATTCCCAGTGGTATAAACAATGCTCTTATCGCCACTTAAAAGTACCCCAGTTCCATTTATAGTCGGGCGCGTAACAAAAGTTTTCGCGCCACTAATATTCTGATTTCCAGTAGTATAAACAATTGTATTTGGTAAAATTGAGACATCACCACTTAAAAGGATTCCAGTTCCATTTACAGTCGGGCGCGTAACAAAAGTTTTTAGCCCCGAAATAGTTTGATTACCAGTAGTATAAACAATGCTCTTATCACCACTTAAAAGAACCCCCGTTCCATTAACTAAAGGGCGTTTATTAAAATTAGTATTACTATTAGTAGTTAAATTAATATCCCCATTAGCAGTTAAATTAAGATCGTAGTTTTGAGTATTATCTGAATATACAGCGTTAACTCTTGCTACATTACCATAATTTGCATCAAATCCACCTTCACCAATATTAAAGTAAACATTTGGATTTAGTTTTAAACTTATAGTTCCATAACCAGGATTATTCATTCCTATAATAAGATTTTGAAAATCTAGATTCTGATCAGTATATCCAGTAATATAACCAATTAGACTTTTGAATTGAGGGGTTACTAGATCATAACCATTAATATTAATACCGTTTGAAAATGTTTTTACTCCACCAATTGTTTGATCACCAGTTGTATAAACAGAATTAATGCTCCCAGCAGTTGCTTCACCACTTAAAAGAACACCAGTTCCATTTACCATGGGTCTAACTAAAAAATTTTTAAGACCAGTTATTCCTTGATTGCCAGTAGTTCTTACAACATTTACAAGCTGTGAGCCCTGCAAAAGAACAGGCACTCCGCTAATAGTTAAATTAGTAAAATCTTTATTACCACTAATAGTTTGATTGCCAGTTTGATAGACGTACCGATTAGAACTCAAAGTATTTTGACCAGTAAATCTTTTAAAATCTCCAGACGTCGTAAAAAATCCACTACCATACTGTCCGACAAGATCGACAATATCTGGATGTAATTGATTTTTTCTTATTAAATTTTTAGGCATACCTTATTCCATTCTACTATGATAAAGAAGAATTGCTGTTTTATAATCTATACCATATTCTTCAGCGATAGCTTGAATTTCATTCATATTTACAGTTATTTCTACTGGCTTGCTAATATAATTTTCAATTTTATTCGTCCAATCTTTTGGATTTTCATTAGTAGCAATAGTTTCTGCTACAGTCTTAATAATTTCCCTCTGCTCTTTAGAAAGATTTTTTCTACTATATTTTTCTTTTAAGAACGTACTGACTGACTCTGTAAGTTGATCAAATTTAATTAAATTTTTAGCAACAAGATCGGCATTTACTTTTGGTTTATCTTCGTTTGCTTTGACGCCAATTTTTCCTGGTGTTTTTGTTGTTTGTGGGGTTCCAGTTCCAGCTGGACGACCAGTTGGGGCTGCACCAATTTGCGGTTTATTTAATAGCGGACGATACAAACCATCCTCATCCTGTAATTTAACAAATTCCTTTTGTGATTTAATACTTTCATCTGGAAGCGGTAAACGCCCAGTATCAATTGCTGTAAGACCCTCTTCTGGAGTCAATACCCCGAGTTCAATAAGTCTAGAATAAGTACGTGTTAAATTTACGTCACTCTTGAAATCAGCATCTTTAAATCTTGGCGTTGGAATATTTTTGAAACCCAAGTCCTTGCTAATTTTTTTCATTTCTGGAATCAAAAATTCGTTCATGAAAGTCTCGCGCGCGTGCTTTAAGCGCGAAAGGAACACTTCTATTTTAGTGCTTGTATTAGCGTATTTTTCTTCACCAAAAAGCACGTTATTAAGACCATAGCGAATATCACGGTCTACGACTTCATATTTTCTAGGATCAAGAATCTGCCCGATCTCTGGAATAATAAATTTAATATTAGTAGTATAATCAGTGACAAGAATACGACCAACACTTTCATTTTCAAAAATTTTTCTAAGCGTTGCGATCTGTTCTTTTGTGGGCATACCAATTTCATCATTGCCCATTGTGACAAGGAGCACGGTTTGCTGGATCGTACGACTAATAGCCATATCCATATTCTTTAACTCTTGCTTCCAGTTAATATCTTCCAGAACTGGAAAGCCCATTGGAATAGCAAATGGCTCGTAATCCTGTTTTTTATAGAATACTGGAATAAATCTCTCTGGCTCTAATTCAAAAACCATATACTGATTAGTCATGCTAATATTAGTTTTATCCTGTAGATCCTTAATATTTTTCACGCGCATTGACAACGCCTTATCTTCTTCAGAGCTAGGGTTGGTTAAAACCTGCATTTCAAAATCATTTAATATTTTAATATATTTCGGACTAATAAAAGATGCTGATCCAATAGCTTGAATGTCAGCAGGATTTAAAATTATATAGCGAATAGGAACCTCGCCCGCGCGCGCCTCTGTCGTAATTAAATCTGAAATTACGCGCATATCTTGTTTTGTAAATGCCGCGTTTAATTTATATAAAAATACGTTACCACTCCTATAAAATTCACGAAAGAACATATCCTGTAATTTCCAAAGATTAACTCTATCCCCCCATGCTTGGAAAAACTTACGAGACTGTTCGTTTCCACCTGTAAAATAAATAGGTGAACAGCTAAATTCTGTCATTAGATCTATAGTATTTCTAAAAATTGAAAAATTATAATAGGCTTTTTGACAAAGAATAATAGTATCACGAATACTAATGTTAGAGTTATATCTACCATGTCCGCCACCATATGTAAATGGGATTACGCCGCCCTCAATATTAGAATACTTATCAGTTCTAGAAATAGTTGAGGAACGATTCCTTCTAACAGAAGAAGTAGAGTCTCCACGACTAGCTTTTAATTCAATAGAATTATTATATTTTACCGAACCTTCAATCATCTCTGGCTCTGGGAATTTTACGTTTTTAGTGCTCGCCATAATTTATTATAATAGTTTATTACACCAAAATCTTATTTATTAGATAAGTTCAGCAACGAATTGTACATTTTTTTTAATAAAATTTTCTGGAGCCATTAAATCAAAATAAATTTTAACGCCCCAGTTCCCTAACATAAGAGTAGTATAATTATCTTTTCTAGCTCTATTAATGCTAGTTGATTTTCTTAAATGGGACGGTAAATCAAAACTTTGAGTGCCTCTAGAAGTGGTACTTACCTCTACGTTTGCGCACTGATCTTTGGTATCTTGTATAATAAAATCCTGCTGTTCTATAAACTCTCTTACTGTTAATTTTTTTGTTTCGTACTCGTTATCGGCTTTTTCACCGATACCTCTGGGATAAATATACTCCATTGGAAGATTCATTGAGAATATGTTCTCAACAATATCTGGATGATTGCTTGCGCGCGAGGAAAACCAAATCTTTTTATGGTCAATACAGGTTTGAAGATAGGAGTTAGCTCTACCTAAAAATGCCGAAGTGAAAAATTGTTTGACACAAATATTACCAAAATCTTTATTATATTGACGCGCGCAATCTTTTACCATTCCAGTATAATCTTCGTTTTCTTTATCAGAATCAAAGTCTATGAAACCAATTTTACGATTAATACCTTTCATGTATTCAGAATTATTGACTGCGTCTATAAAAGTATCTGCACCAGCATGGTCGATTACAATTAAATTAATATTAAAGTTTTTATATAAATAATAAAAATACTTGATATGATCTTGTAGCGAAGATCCAGCTGCCTGATAGCCATGAACAAGAACTCCTTGTTTTTTTTCTTCATCTAGCTCTATAACACTCATTGCAAAATAGTCAGCAGTTTTAGAGGAGCTAAAGTTCGGATCGATTGATAATATATATTTCTTATCACTGTCTCCGACTACTTTTGTAGTGGGATATTCGCCGTCTGGGATAGTACATACGTGCATCTTTTTGGGGGAGAAGTAGCTGTCTCCACCGTCAATAAAACGTGCGCAATATTCACGAAGAAATGAGTGATGAGAACTCCCCCCACTTTGAGCTACCTGAATCGCGCCTTGATCTACCATATGTGGCGGTAACGCTTCATAACTTAATTGTGAAATAAAATATGTTCCTGGAAGCTCACCCTCTTTTGACCCCTGCTCCTCTGGAGTCTCTATTAAACTAGACCACTGTTGATGCACGCGAAATAAATGCTCAAAAGTATAACTGGCCGAACTCAAACATAACATTTGAGATGTATTTTCAAATATATGTCTATTATCAGGATGTAATAATCCTTTTTTAAGCAACTCATCTTCTAATTTTCTAATACGAATACGTTCACCGACATCTCTTGGGGAACTTAGGAAGGGTATAAGAACATTATCAATAATATCTGGAGGTAATAGTAAAAACTCATCCAGAATAAGTACGTTAGCGCGGATACCACGAATTTTTTCTCCAGTTAGCGGGATGGCAGTGATGCTCCCCCCATTGATTTGCCATTCGTACTGGTCATTACGCTTGCTTTTCAAACCAAAACACTGTCGCGCGAGAGCTGCCTCTGGAGACATTAGAAATTTTTCGATTTCATTGAAAACGCGGCGACTCGTACGAAAGTTAATAGACGCAATAAGTATTTTAGTTCCAGGTTCTAGCATGCATTTAAGAATACAATAAATAGCGGCGCAAAAACTTTTCGCGCCACCACGACCCCATATTAACATGCAATAATTTCTATTAAAAAAAGCGTTAAGTGTTAACTCTTGATAAGCTTCTAATGTTAGACCCAAAGATAATTCTGTAGTAAAGCCAAGATTATATCTTAGAAATTTAGCAAGACTAATCCTTGCCTCTTCGTCTGTCAAGTCACCTTTTAAATCGAGCAACTCTTGATTGACGTTAGCTAATGGTTTAGATTTTTGTTGATTTCCTACAATGAGTGCCATGTCGTATCAAAATAATATTGTAAATCTATATTAAAAGCCCTTTCGTCCATTTCTAATATATGAACGGTTTTATTACGTGCGTCTTCACGTCCGTCACAAAATACAAATTGTATATTATCATAACTTCTTAAAATTTGGCGCATATTATGAGCAATAAAATCTCCAGAAGCCCTAGAAAACTTTTGTTTCTGATACATCATATTATTTAGAGTAGACTCTACCATAACAACAATATAACCATTATTTTTTTTAGCACGTTGGATTTCTTTTTCAAACCTTTCTCGCCCTCCGCTTAGCGTACCAAAAAGATCTATAAGACTTTTTCGCTCTACAGCTAATTTATTATTTGGGTGTACAGAGTAATCCCCATATTCTAATTTGGATTCGATAATAACCCTATCTTTGAACTTAAATGGTTTTTGTTCGCGGGTATCTATAATAATTTGATCGATGGGCGTTAAAGTGATCTCTTTATTTTTATAATCAAACCTTGTTTTTAAATTTATTGATTCGCATATATCATTATAACTGAGTCCAGAGAATCCCTCCATACTACTAGCAGGAATTAAACAACTAATTGTTTGGCATTCGACTTGGGAAGGGACATATTCTAAATATTTAAAATCACAATACTGCGATAATTTATGTTTAAAATAATCCCCACATTCCTCTTTAGATAAAGTCTTTAACCAGCTTTTATAATTCTTTTTATCTTTAAAATCGCAAGTTATATACTGATCAAATGTTTTGTATTCTAATTTTTCACCATTGAAACGGTCAATACGCCTCCAATTAGATTCAAAATAAGTTTTGGCAGATACTTTATGATAATTTTTTAAATGGTCTTTTAGATCTGCAAAGGAGCTAAACTCGTTTCCGCAAACCTTACATTTTAAATACATTGTATTCTTATCCATATATAATTATATTAGCTATGAACCATTTCATCTATATCAATTCCTCGAATTACTGCCTTTAATTCATCCATAGAAGATAAACGTCGAGCTTCCCCTTCAAGATTTTGCTTTTGAGCCTCGGCAAGATGGATAATACTTTTCCGACGCTCCTCATCCTTCCACGCCTGAACTAAATTTAAAATACTTGCGTTCTCTTGTTTACGTTCTTGTATCTTTTTAGATCTATCGTCTACAAGGGATTTATATAGTTTATTCTGACGCCCACGGCACTGATTGTACTCAGTTTGTAAGTTACTGATAGCCTCGTTAAGTTGCATTTTAATATTACGCCCCTCCTCCTCTTCGCTAGCTTGCCTTAATGTTTGACGTAAGTCCTCTACTTGTTGAAGAATAGTAGAGGCTGTAACAACTTCTGTACATAATACAATAAATTGATCCAACTCTTCTTGAGTCAAGTCATCTTTATCATAAGTATAACGAATAAAGGCATCTTCAAATAATTTTCTGTCATCATCTCGCCTATAAGTATTGATTTGATAACAAAAACTAAAAGTATTTAAATACCTTTGCAAAGTATCGACTTGTTTTATTTGTACGGCCTTTAATTTGTCTAATTCCCATCCTATATTTAAATACCTATTAATTCTATATAAAGTTTGATCAGATCTGCGCGGTGGGAAATACTCACCTAATGGATTATGACGTTCTTTTGGCACATAAGTATTCATTTCTAAATGTGTTGGATCTTTTTTCTGAATCTTTTCTACATATTTATTAACCTCGCGCGCCTCTAAATTTAAATGGGTTAAATCATTATTTTTAAATAAGATCTTTGCCATATCTAAGTAGTGCTGATTTTTATAATTATTTTCGATAAACTCTTGATGCTCTTTTGTTAATTCAATACGATCACGAGTAAATACCGAACGATTTTTATATTCTATCTTATTATCTAATAAGAACTTTTTTACAGAACGCCCCTCTTTGCTACGACTATCCATTGTTGGATCGTCATATGCATAAACAGTTATTTCGGATATACTTGCTTCAGGATTTTTCTTTAAAATTTCTTTTACCCTGACCCCCTGATCTACTGTTAAATCGCTCATAATATCTCCTTGACTAATTCCCGCGCTTTTTGTAAAATCCTCGATTTAATTTTACTAATTTGTCTATAAGCTGGGCGCCCCTCTTTTAAACTTAATTTATATCCCATTTTTTTTGCTACATCAGCGTCATCAAAATGCTGTAGAAACATATAATCATAGACCCTCCATTCTATATTACTTAAATTTTTTTTCATAATCTCGTGAAATGCTGGTAGTACATTCTCTATATTAATAGAATTTTCAGTATCATGTAAAACGCTCTCTAGCGTTGTTTCTGGATTGTCATGATTTGGGCTATGAATACTTAATGGAAATTTTACGTCATAAGCAGACTTTTTACTCTTCTCCCATTTTTTATAATCTTTACAGCTATTATTTTGAGTTCCATGTATAGAGCACCCATAGTCTCCAGTATTAAATGGACATTTCAAACATGGTCTTGAAAAATTAGAATAGTGATTTCTAAGCATATTTGTCATTTGATGATTAATGACTTGGTTTAACCAAGGGCGTAATGGACGATCTGGATCCCATTTTTCCCACTTTTTATATATATGTATTCTTAATCTTTGAGAGATGTCTTCAAAATCCATCCATGCGATAGCAGTCAAATGCCAGCGATGTTTTCGCTTTCTAATTTCTGAGTCTATAATATCAATTGAATCTTCAAAACTCGGGCGAATAACCTTTTTATTTTGGGGCATATATTATTCGTTAGACCTTAAAGACCCAGCTTCTCTTTTAAATTCTGCTAGTATTTCATCATGTGATCTATTTACATTAT